GGTTTAGGTGCTGCTCTGTCCCGTGGAGACGGACGCCTCTGGGCAATCCCTCTAGGTATTGTCGGTGGTGCTGTAGCAGGATGCCAAATCGATGGGGGTTGATTAGACACCCCAAAACGAAAATCGACCTTAGATTCCCAAAAAGTCGCAAAAAAAATCGCGGCAAAAAATGGGTTTCTAAGGTTTTTTAGTATCCGCCACCATAACCAGGTGAAGGCGATGGAGATGGGGAGGGAGAAGGCGAAGGTGAGGGTGAAGGTGAGGGTGAAGGGGATGGAGACGGTGATGGGGACGATACAGTAGTAGTAACTGTGGTAGTGCCAACAACTCCTGTAGAACTTGTCGCAGTAACTGCGGTTGCTACACCAGCGGAGGCAGAAAGACTAGGACCATCATCATAAGTCACAGCACCAGTTGCAGAAGCAACAGCAACACCAATACCAGTGTTATAGTTAACTGAACCAGTATTTGATAGGAACCTGGAAGCAAGACTTAGAGGTGTCTTCTTATTACCTTCTTCATCCAGTTCAGCACTAGGTTCATAACCAACCAATTCTTCAAATTCTTCAACAATTAGATTTACCAATTGACCTGTAGGAATACGAATTTGACGTTTTAACTCATTTACTGCATATTCATGCTCATAGTTAGTTACAGGGTAAATACTCTCTTCCTGTGTCTTTGTAGTTCCATCTGGTAATACAGCACGAAAATCTACTGTTACTTCAATACCTTCCTTGATATAAACTGTACCATCATCAAGGATTGTTTCGACAGTTTCGTAATGATGGACACTATCAGCATCTTCATACTTTTTGTAGATGTAAGAAAGTAGGTCATCTTGTTCTTTCGGCCACTGTTCATATACATCAGTTATATTGTTGATGATAAGAACGACCCAATCCATTCTCGGATCAGAAAAATATTTGTATGCCACTGAAGCAGGAGTATCACCAGGTGAGACCTCATATGCTTCAAATAGCGTGATATACTGATCTAGATCATCTCTAGATCTAACTTTACGGAATATATTTTTAACCAGTTGATACTTAAAGGTTTCATCATCACTGACACCCTTTCCAACATATACATTTGGTAAGTATGAAAAATATCCTGCCATGTTTAAAATCCTTTGATGATGTCTTCTTGACCAACAAATCTGCTTTCTAAGAAAGAAAGACTAAGTGTTACTGCTGGAACTTGTAAGGGTATTCCCTCCGAATCTGTATCCTTAGAGAAATTGGCATACTTGAATGCATTATACTGCCCATCGGGAGTATAGTTAACACTTACACCATTACATACAGAGGTATGCATTTTAAAGTGCATATCATTAGAAGCTTCTAGTTTTGAAGAATTGGGATCCAATCGACAGAACTTAACATCAAATTTATCAGGAATTTCCATGAACTTGTTTGCATCTGCTCCTAAAATAGGAGTGGCACCTTCTTTGAAATATCTAATAATCTTTGATATCTCTTCTGCTTCTCTTTTATCCCTTGCAAACATTTTAAATTGGAACTGGTGAGATCTAAATGTCATATTACTGAATAATTGTTCAGTATATGGATTAAACACCTTTCCTTTACTAAGTTGCATTAATGAATTTGAATCAATCTGCCCTGCAAGACCTAACGCACCACTAGCACCGTTAGCAATTTGAGCAACTGCAGCATTTGCGAATTCAGGGAGAGCAGATCTTGCTGCATTTTGGAGATCAGCGACGAGTTTTGTGGTGTTAGCACCTTCTGGGGTTCCTAGATCTTGCTCTGATACGATTCCTGCTGCGAGCATACCACCAACACCCAGATCTTTCGATGAATAACCTGGATTATATGAAGTCTGTAAGTTCTGTGGCATTGCCAGATAGACCATCTGGTCATTGAACTCAAACGCCACATTATTATTCGGAAGATTTAGTCCGTAATAATTACTATCGTTCCTTTTAGCATTATAATCCACCCTCTTTCGTACAAATCTAACATAATCGACGGTTTCAGTTCGTCCATCGACTAATTTGTTTCCCGTACTAGAAGGAGCTCTTAGTGGATATCGTAAGGTTGACGCCAAGGTAACACCTAAATAATAGAGTGGTCTTTATATATTTATGCGATATTACCAAGGTACTTACCAACCCAAATTTCCTCGTAAATACAAAGGCAATCCCCATAACATAACTTACCGTTCGTCATGGGAGTATAAGTTCATGCTTTGGTGTGATACAACACCGAGCATACAGGAATGGAGTAGCGAGGAATGCGTAATACCATATAAATCACCTGTTGATAATAAATACCATCGGTACTTCGTCGATTTCTACATGAAAATCGATAACAAGAAGTATTTAGTGGAGGTTAAACCCTTTAAGCAAACAAGGGAACCCAAAACACAAAAACGAATGACCAAAAGATACATTAATGAGGTTGTGACCTGGAGTGTCAATCAAGCAAAGTGGAAAGCTGCCACTGAGTTTTGTTTGGACAGGCAATGGGAATTCAAAATCATTACCGAAAAGGAACTCAAAGTCTAATGGCAATCTATCAACCAGAAGGTGCGAGATATAACTCTTTTCAAGAGTTCATGGCATTCTCTAGAAGAGATGATAACCATGTAAGCACCCCAAACCTATTTTCAGTCAGATTTGGCACTCCTAGATGTCTTACCCAAACATTTGGTGAAGTCAGTAGTGATAAACTCACCGTTCAAGGTGACTTAGATCTACTTTTAGATTATTATGCAGATTCTGTGCAATTACCAAGTAAACAAATTACTACAGGTCAAGCACAAGTAGTGGGATCTCCGTTTAAGTATGCTACAAATACAGCATTCAGTCAGATCAATATCACCTTTAAGATGCCGAGATCGGGATATACGAGGACTTTCTTTGAAAGATGGACACAACTGATGGCATCAGACTCAGAGCAATATACCCAGTATTATGGTGATTATGTCTGCCCAGAGTTGAAGATTTATAAGTGGGAGAGAGGTGATGGAGGTTTGGCAATCAGTGATCCTAAGATGCTACGAGCATTGAGGGAAGGAGGAAACAACTTGTTTGCTAGAAAATATAAACTGACGGCATGTTACAAATTAGAGAATGTATTCCCATATAATATTGGATCGATTAGACTTGATAACACCGCGTCAAAGATTACATCTCAACAGATTGGATTTTATTATGAGAGATATCGCTATTATACGGCAAATAAGTTTGATGACGCTGGTCGCAAACGTAGTTCGACAGTTCCCTCTACTACAGATAGCAACACTGATGAATCTACTTCCAGAAATGATGAATTTGTCTTCCCAACGACAGGTTCAGGACTTTTGAACGATACTGCTTCAACATTATTCTCTGGATTCGTCCCTTCGTTAAACAACATTGGTTAATCTACCTAAATAAAATTACTGAATTGAATTTCTATGGCATTACCTAAATTAAATGTACCTAGGTACAAATTGAAACTACCGTCTGACGGTAAAACCATTGTCAATTTTAGACCTTTCCTGGTGAAAGAAGAAAAATTACTTTTGGTTGCAACTGAGACGGGTGATCAAGAACAACTTTTGGACACGATCACAAAAATCATTAAAGATTGTACAGATCTTAAAGATGTTGATAAATTATCAACTTTTGATGTTGAATATCTGTTCTTACAGATTCGCACAAAATCAGTTGGTGAGAGTGTTGATGTCCAAGTTACCTGCCCTGATGATGGTGAGACACAGGTCCAAATTCAAATCCCTCTCGATGAAATTAAAGTCGTGAGAGACAAGAAACATAAAAAAGAGTTGAAATTGTCTGATGAGATTATTGTAACTCTTGACTACCCCAAAATGGCGACATTTGTCAAAATGAATTTTGGTGATGAGGGTCCTGGTGTTGATGATGTTTTTGCAATGGCAGCAGAATGTATGGTAACTATTGCCGATACTGAACAAGTATATGATTGTGCCGATTCGACAACAGCAGAAAAATTAGAATTCCTGGATAACCTAAACAGTAAACAGTTTGGTATGTTCCAAGACTTCTTTGAAACTATGCCGAAGTTGTCACATACGATTAGTGTAACCAATCCCAACACTGGTGTTGAGAGTGATGTTACCCTTGAGGGATTAGCGAGTTTTTTCGCATAGCCCTCCTGCACACTAATCTTCGGTCATACTACGAGGGCAATTTTGCCTTAATGCACCATCATAAATGGAATATTGAATATATTGACCATCTTATGCCATGGGAAAAGGAGATCTATGTCAATCTATTGATTAATTTCCTAAAAGAAGAAGAAAACCGAATGAAGGAGAGAAAAGCAGCGAGTGGCTAAAATCCAAACAGATAAATTTATTGGTGCTGGGTCAAAAAAGTCACCCGTTGCTTCTGCTGTCAAGAAAAATGTTTTAGCGACAAATAATTTAAACATCACCCTGAAGGGTGTATCAAGCATAGTAAATGATCTATACAAGATCGAACTTGGGTTTGTAAAAGTAGAAAAAGACCAGGAACGAGCGGATAGACGAAATAAACGTAGAGCGGCAGATCAGGCGGCAGAAGATAAGATAGAAGCACGCGCAACTAAAGCAGAAGGTAAGAAAGGAATTACATCTGCTTTAAAAAAGACCGCTAAAAAAGGATTTGCAGGTGCATTTGGTTTCATATCGCAACTATTAGCACCGATTGGAAGTTTTTTAGCAAACATTGGTGCATTCGCCATCACTTCAGAGATAATGAAGTGGATTGGAGATCCAGAAAATGCTGAAAAGTTACAAACATTTCTAGACAAGGCATTATTTGTCTTTGATAAGATATTTGGTTGGGTATCAGGATTTACCACCAATATCATCGATGGTTGGTCGGCAATGTTTGCCGAAGATGGAGACTTTGGTACTAGACTGAGAGGTCTAGGTGATATGATGAAGGGTATCATTGGGTTGAGATACCTGATGAATCCATTTGCTCTAATTACAGACATATTAGGTCTTTTAGATCTGTTTGAGAGAGATAAACCAGACATACCAGACCCAAAACCTAAAGGTGGCACACCAGACGGAAAACCGAAGGGTGCGACACCCAGACAAAAACGAACAGGTTTATTAGGTGCTCTTGATAGTGCAAGGGATCGTGCAGCTAACATAGGTGAAAGGTTTAAAACTTCAAAATTTAATCCTTTTGCTGATCGTAGATCTCGCTTAGACAGATATTATGATGATGCACTAGGAATTAAACCTACTGCACTCGATAATCTTAGAACTAACACCGTTAATGCTGGACAAGCAATTGGTGATGAAATCAGTAGTCGGTTATCAAAAACTCAGATTAAGGGGAAACCAGTAACTGAGATCTTTTCAGAAACTGTTGATAGCACTCTTGATGGTATTGGTCTTGATAAAGAAAGACGCGCAGCGATCAAAGCAGGAGCAGAAGAGAAGTTAACAAAATTAAGGAACAAAGGAAGTAAATTAAAAAATAGTCTCTTTGGTGGTTTACAAACACTTCAAAGGAATCTTACCTTCCAAGAAGGATCCGCTTTTAGAAAAGGTGCGACTATTCTCGGACAGGAAGTTACTTTTGCCGAGGGTTCTAACACTAGAAGAGCTGCAACAATAACTGGCGACTTTTTAGGAAGACAGGGACAGAGATTCCTTAACGCTGTTAATACTCAATATAAGAGGTTTGACGACTGGGCAAGCGGTCTTCCTGAGAAGGCGAAGAATGCCATCATGAATAGGATCTTAAGACCTATCATGAGTGCTGTAGAACCTGTCATGAATACCGTAAAGGGTATTGGTGGCAAAATACAGAAGTCTTTCATGGCTCTGCCCTTCGTAGAGACTATTACCAAAGCGTTAGCCAAAAAGAATATTAAGGGTCTAACTGATATTAAGGGTGCTCTTAAGGAGATTGGTCCTTATGCTTGGCCAATTATTGGTAGTATATTCAGTTTAGTTTCTAGTTATGATCGTTTAACAAACCAAGATCCAACTGGTGCTCTTATTGATGCGGTATCAGGTCTTTTTGAATTATCTGTAGCACCTCCTCCTGTTGGTCTTGCTTTTGTTCCTGGTAGCGGTATTTCAACGTTCCTTGATATTGCAATGCTAGGTAGAGACTTAGCAGGTGTATTCTTCCCAGAATTTGATCCGAGAACAGAAGAAGATAAACTCATTGCTAATTTAGGTCTGGGTGGCGTACAGAATTTTATAAAGAGTGTTGGATCGAAATTACCGAAGTTAAGTGCTCTCGGTGCAATCTTTGGTCAAGCAAAGAAAGAAGGACCCAAGAGAGAAGACTTTGAAGAGGGTGACGTTGGTGATAAAGATTATGAAGAGGCGAAACAAGCATGGTTGAAAACTCAACCAAATGACGGTAAGACACCTGCAAGAGATGCTGAAGCATCTGGGGATGAAAATGATGTAAATGCTGGTAAGGCACTTGGTGGTGTAGTACCATTTGTATCAGCTGATCCAAACCAAGAGTTCTTCCTTGGTGGTATAGTTAAAGGTATCGGTAAGGCAGTCAGTGGTATTGGTAAAACTGTTAGTAAGGTAGTTTCCAATCCTCTTGTTCAGACAGCAGCATCATTTATACCTGGTGCAGCACCTATCATGGCGGGTATTGGAGCGATCTCTGGATTAGCTTCTGGCAACCCCATGGGAGCGATCATGCAGGGTGTGAGCATGATTCCTGGAATGGGTGGCATGATGAGTGGTCTTGGTGGAGTCATGGATAAAGTTGGTGGGTTTATCAACAGTCCATTAGGACAAATGGGAACAAGTTTACTTCAGGGTAACTTCCTGGGTGCTGCAAATATAGGATTAGGTATGATCGGAGGACCATTGGGTAATATTGGTTCGTCGATATTAGGTGGTAATTTGGGTGGTGCTATCTCAACAGGATTGGGAATGGTTAATCCTGCACTTGGACAACTGGCAGGTAGTGTGCTCTCTGGTGGGTTTAATCCAATGAACATCATGACAAATGTAGCAGATCATTTTGGTCTTGGTGGTGTTATGAGTGCAGTCACTGGTGCTATAGGGGGTGATCCATCTGCAGCAATCAAACAAATTGGTGGCGAACTTGGAATAGATCCAAAAATTCTCGGAGCAGTTGATAAAGCTTCTACTAAAGCATTGGGTGAAAAAGGTATATCTGCTAAGTTTGCAATGGAACAAGCATTGGAGTTTGTACCGATACCTATGGTTCTCGAAAAACTGGTTCCAATCATGACTGCAGTTCCGATAAATACAGGTGGCGGACAACAGATTGTACAAGCGGTCGAATCCACTTTAGGGACTTTCTAAATAAATGGCAAAAGTAAAGAAAGGTGCGAAAATCAACTTCTACAAGTTTGTTGCGGTAGCCCCGCCAAGCTCAGAAGCACAAATGTCACCAGGGCAGCAGGAGACTGTTGCTGCTGTCAATTCCCAAGTAGAAGCGACCAATCGCATGGGAAAGACAGTAAATTCTATTGCGAAAGTTCTGGTTGATATCAAAAAGATTCAACTTGCTAGACTTACAGCAGAGCAGAAGAAAGCTGTAACATTCAAGGCAAAATATACAACAAATAAAAACTCTCCTTCGGGATTTGTAAAATCTTTCCGTGCAGCTAAAATCCCTGGTTTCTTAGAAAGTATATTAAAGATATTAGGTGGATTATTTAAGTTATTCATTGTTATCCCAGCATTAAAGTGGTTAGGTGATCCAAAGAATCAAAAGAAGGTCAAGAAAATTCTTGACACACTGGTCACTATTGCCAAATTTATATTTGATGTTGCAAAATTTGGTGTAGTTAACACCATTGAAGGTTTATATACTTTATTCTCTGATGAGACGAGTTGGTGGGAAAAACTTGGCGGATTAGTACAGGCCGCGGCAGGACTCGGAACATTATTACTTGGTATTCGTTGGTTATCTAATCCACTAAAACTCGTTACTGACTTTGGTAACGTTCTGAAGTTCCTTGCGACCAACCTAAAAGCTGCTCGCACCAGAATGATGCTGAGAAGGGGACTGAAGGCAAGTCTCGTCGTCGGTAGCATCGCCCTGATGACTTCGGGATCGCGTGTTGGTGCAGGTGATGGAGAAAAAGAAGAGACTGGTCCTCCTAAGGGTGAATTTAAGTCTCTGGGTGGTAAAGTTACAAATATTCCAGAATTCTCTCAAGGTGGTTGGATCAACGGTCCTATGTCTGGATACCCAGTATCACTGGATGGTGGAAGATCAACTTCGTTTATTGGACATGGAAAAGAATATGTTGCTAGAAAATCAAATGGTGGTGCCTTTGTAGTTCCTTTCAATACTCCTGGAACAAAGACTCAACCTCATTTAACCTCTAAGAGGATGGGTGAAGCAAAGAGAATGGGATATAAAATGCCTGGCTTTGCTAACGGTGGTGAATACCTGCAAAAAGTCAAAGAAAATGACAACACGTCAGGTGATAACGCAAATAAGAAAATCTTCTTACATTGGAGTGGTGGTGCTAGAAGCAATACTAATTTTTATAATGGTAACGGATATCACACCTTTATTCCTGGATCTGGTCAACCAGTTCGTAGAGCAAAGTTTGGAACAAGAGGAAGACCCTATCATACTTACGGTCAAAATCAAGCAACGTCCGCTGCTATTGGCGTTTCTGGTATGCATGGTTATGGCAGTGAGAATTCTAATAACTGGGGTTCTAATGCAATTACGCCAAACCAATATCAAGGGATGGCAAAAGAAGCAGCAGCAATTGCTACCAATTGGGGATGGAAACCATCAGATATTACTGAATCGAGAGTAAGAACTCACTACGAAGATTATAGAGATTATCCAAACTGGTATCATAGAGATAAATCATCTCATTACCGTTGGGACTTGAATAGGTTGTATGCAACTGATCCAAAGAATAGTGGTCCTAATAAGATCCGTGCTATGATCAAGCAGCAGATGGGTAACTTCAAATCTGGACAAGGTAAAGATGGTGGTGCTGGTGATGAGACTAGAGATGGATCCGATAAAAGAAATAGCGCACCATGGAATCCTGGATTGGGATTATTGGATGCTATAACTGGAAATAGATTTGACTTTGATGGTGCTGGCAAGAGTTCTCCACCACCAACTAGTTCGAGTGATCCTAATAAAACTGGCAGATCGACTTCAGAGTCTAAAGTAGAAAGAAAGGGAACCAGGGGATCACCTTTCTGGACTCTTGCTGCTGTTGCTGGAACGGAAGATAGTGATCCTCAAGCATGGGCAGACGTTGCACAATCTATCTACAATAGATCAAAGTCTGGTAAGTATGCTGGTGGTGAAAGAGATATTAGAAAACTCATATTGGCAAAGGGTCAGTATGAACCTACATGGAAATATCCAAAAGCAGGAAGAAAGAATATTCCTAATAAAGAGTGGCATAATATTATTGATGCTAAGTCTGCTGCCGCTGCAACAGGAACATCTGTTGCATATATGGAGCGTGTTGCTAAAGCACTAGAGAATAAGACACTACAGAAAAACGCTGCTAAGTTTGTTGGTGGTAGAACTGACTTCATGGGTGGTAATGAAAGACCAAACTTTGCTGATCGTGATGTAAGAAGAAAGGAAAATGCTCCTAATAACTTCTTTGGTTGGTTTGTTGGACCTGGATCAAGAGCGTATGGGGACACAAATCCTTCACCAGCAGGAGTTCCTGATATGACAGGTATTTCAACTGGATCGCCCCCTGGATCTACAGGTGGTAATGACGGTCGTGATAGTGGTACGGGTGGTGATGGTACTCGTGGCAGTGGTGGTAGTGGTGGCGATGGTTCAGATACACAACCATATGTGTCAGCATTCCAGACTCCAGCATCCTCTTCTAAATCTATCAGAAAACGACAGGGCAGAAATGAGGAACAAAGTGGGTTTACACCGCAGTTGATGTCTAGTGCAGGACAGAGAGATCTATTGAAGCAAACTCAGCAAAGAAACGCTGCTCGTACTGATATAAATGATAGGTCACAGGCAATGGTTCAAACCGCAATTGAAGCAGTTATGCAATCAAATGGTAATAATGAACAAAGAGTTAGAGCAGCACAACAGAGTGTAATGCAAATGATGATGCAAGCAAGAGCAGCGCAACCAAAACCAGTCATGGTGCCTCAGTCATCCTCTGGTGGTGGCGGATTTGGTGGTTTCAGTGGTGGATCTGGTGGTGGATCTAATGGTAATAGTAATAGATCTACAGCAGCAAAACTGGGATCTGCGATCAATGCAGTGGGTAGGATTTTCTCATGACATTAAAACAAGAACAATTAGGAGAAGTCGTATATAAGATCTCGGTCTTCCGAGATGGTAAACTACTTACTAACTCTGATGGTGAATCTGATATTGCAGAATTCATTAGAGGTGTTGAGATCTTAGAGAGTATCACCACTGCATCAATTGAAGCAACTTTAATCGTTCAAGATACTGCTGGTTTCTTGGGTGCAATGACAGGATCTGAATTGTTTAAGATTCAGTGTATTGCTACGAATATTGATAGAACTTATTTTGTTCGTGCATATGCTATGGAGGCAAGATCCAGAGCAAAGCAGCAGGAAGACATCTTTATTGTCAGAGCATGTTCTGATGAATTCATTAAGAATGAGGTGACAAATATATTTGGAAACAGCAATACTATCTTCAGTGGAGAAGGTGAAGCATCAGCAATTATCAAACAAATTCTTACGGACAGAAGATATCTGAAGTCTAAGAAGAAATTTTTTGGTGAGAAAACTATAAACAAACAACAATTTATTGCACCAAATTGGAGACCATTTGACGCTATCTATTGGATAGCACAGAGATCAGTTAGAAAATCTAGAAAGGGTGGTAGTTTACAGAATGGTTTTTGTTTCTGGGAAAACGCTCTAGGATTTCACTTTAGATCTATTGACACTATGATTAGTGATGTCAATAATCAGAAGAAAGGATCTAAAACAAGTTACGTCAAAAATACCCCTGAACTATATCAGTATTTTTATGCACCTAAGAGTGGTGATGAAGGTGGTATGGACTTCTTCAAGATCCAAAGTTTGGTATTCCCAGACGAAAGAAACTTTTTGATGGGTCTAAGACATGGTGACTGGTCTGGATATAGTATTGGTTTCGATCCTGTAACTATAGCAAACTCAGTTGTGGGTGGTAGTAAAGACCTTGCGATTGATGCGTATCGATACAGCATCAAAGAGTCTTGGAAGAAGATGGAACACTTGAATGGTAAGAAGACCAAGAATCCTCTACAGGCGATGGATACTGGCATTCAGGCAATGATTGACTATCCGAAGAGAGTTCGTTATACCATGATGCCTGCTCAAAATTTTGACCCTGAAAACAAAGATAATCCGCAAGCAAATTACTCAGAACTCGTAGAACTTCAAGCATATCAGTGGATGCGTATCGCGTCACTAAAGAATATCAAATTGATTATCAAAATCCCTGGTAACTTTGATTTGTATGCTGGTTCTGGAATTGAGATCACTATTCCTGCTACCTATAGAGATGGTGACAAAACACCTGTAGATAAGAGGTACAGCGGGCGCTACCTGATTGCTTCTGTAAAGCATGATATGGTCGATAACAGACTGACAACAGAACTTTTGTTACTGAGAGACGCCGTTATTTGATCCTTGACAGGGTAGAGGATTTACTGTAGAATAACACTGTCAGGGTTCAAGGGACCTCTGATAAATAACTCTGTATCATTTTGTATACACCAATATGGAATCAATCGAAAAGCATATCCAAAAGGATAAGGAAATTTTGGAGAATCCGACAACATCTCCTCAGATGAGACGCCACGTTGAAGGCGAACTTCATGAATTGGAAGAATATGCTGAGCATCATAAGAGAGAGATTGAAGCAGGTGATCATCATGACCCAACTTACCTAGAACTCTATTGCGATCAGAATCCTTCTGAACCTGAGTGTCTAGTGTATGACGATTGATAATTATCTACTAGGTCACTGGTCAAATAAATTTCAAGCACAATCTGCCCCTCATCATTATTCCACTGTACAAATATTGTGGGAGAAGGTGGGGGATGGTTATCATTCAAAAAATTATTTTAGGACTGATGGTCCTGATAAACCATACCGAGAAAGGTATCACAAAACCATCACTGTATCAGAGACGGAGATTGTCTTTGAGAATTATAATCTAGACTGGACAAGATGTGAGAACTGTGATATGATATTTAAGTTCGACGACAACGCTTGGCATGGAAAATTGATTGGCAATCTATGTACAGGCGTTAAAGGACACCGAGTTGTATCTGAAATTCATCTCTATGGTGAAAAACTACATAGTAAAGATCAAGGATACAATTCAGAGGGTGAAATGGTATGGGGTTCAGAATCTCTCTACAAATTCACCCGATTGGGAGAATAACTCAGAGGTAGAGTGGCTCGTTTACACCGAGTTTGTCGGGGGTTCGATCCCCTCTTCTCCCATTGTAAAATTGCTATGAAACACAATGAAAAAGATCATCGCCTCACTGGTTGCTGCGGCGGCGGTTGCCCTACCTGCCCTTTCAGACCCCCTTTACCTAAAGGATAGTGAGTATCGGACTAATCATGCAATGGGATGTATGATGCTCCGTGAATGCAAAGAAGATATTGATGAGGTATTTTCTCTTTTAGATATCTCTAGTGAGTATCCTAACACTGAAGACTTCACACCAGTAGCAACCGAGTTTAATTATTTGCTGGTAATACTGAATCAAATCGGTGTCAAAGTATATCTTGCTGATGAAAAGTATTTCCCGAAGGGACACCGTGGTGTCTATCACACTGTCAGTAATAATTTCTACTTGAATAGAGATTGGATGGGTCGTCCTGATGTATTGATGCAACTAATGCGTCATGAAGGTTGGCATGCTGCACAGGACTGTATGGCAGGCACTATAGATAATAGTATGATCGCCATCATCAAACCTGAAGATGAAGTGCCTATGCTGTGGCGTGTTATGGCAGAGCGTACCTATCCCGAGTCTGCTGTCCCTTGGGAGGCAGAAGCACAGTGGGCAGGTCGCACTGAGGGTATGACTCAGGCAGCACTTGAGGCATGCGCTGCTGGCAATATGTGGGATGTCTATGAACCCACACCATTAACTCGTGAGTGGTTACAAAAGAATGGTTATCTTCACTAAAAATGCTTATCAGTTGGTAAAGCAAATAACATGGGATGACATCATCAAAAAGATGGAAAATGAGTTTGAACTTGAAACTTGTGTATCCTATGTTAATCCTGGTAGCGCACCAACAATCATCTTACATAATGAAAACCAACCGAAGACTATCTATGAAGCAGTGCAAGAAATCGAGAAAGATTGGATAACGAATAGTTGTCATGTATATACCTCGTTTGCTAAATCTGCTCTTACTTTCGGAAGGCATAATGATAAAGTTAACGTTCTAATTGTCGGCGCTATCGGACAAGTCTCGTATAAGTTTGATGATGGATCTACATATCTTGTAGAACCTGGTGATAGTTTATACATTTCTGCAGGAGAATATCATGACCCAATAGTTCATTCTGCTAGAGCAACGTTGAGTATTTCTACACCACAATCACCCAAATTCAAAATATAATGAGTAACGCAAGAGACTATCTGTTTAAAGTTCCTTTTAGACAGTATTCAATTCCAAACTGGGAAGAAAATAAAAAGAAAATTCTTGACACTCTGCCAATCAATTCTTACACTGATTTTTATGAGAATAAGAAGAAGGGTATTCCACATTACATTGATGTAGTTGGACAGGCAATTGATGAAGCGATGTTAGACTTCAAAAATATCTACCCACCAGGAGTAATGATTACTTCTATGTGGTATGAAAGATCCAAGAAAGGAGATTATCACGGGCCACATAACCATGGAGCAACAGGATTCTCTGCTATACTATATGTTGAGTATGATGGTGCAATACATGAACCAACTAAATTTCATGCACCATTCTTAGATGCTGCAACAGGTGAGAACATGAAGTTTCAACCTATTGTTAGAGAAGGTGATCTATTAGTATTCCCTTCATATATTTTGCATGAAGCACCTATCAACAATAGTGATGTTGATAGAACTATCGTGTCATTCAACATCATGGGTGAAGATGTTGCTAGAGCATGGAAATCTGGATTTAGTAATGCTAAACAATAGAAAAATCTTTGAGATTCCTTATTCTCATTACAGTATTGATAATTGGGAAGAAAAAAAATCTAAGATTCTTAGTCAGTTAGATGACAAGTTTACTGATTATGGTGACTATGAACTGCCACCATATGAGAGAGTAGTCACTGAATCTATCAAAGATGAATTGATGGACTTTAGTGGATATCTAGACTTTCCTCTAGTTATCATGGCAATGTGGTATGAGAGATCTAAAAGATCACATTGTCATCCTGTTCATAACCATGGGGGAGCAGGATTTTCTGCAGTGATGTATGTTGAATTTAATCCTGAAGTTCATAGATCTACAGTGCTCTATAGTCCATATAACAATCCTTTTACTGGTGCTTTGATGTCATATGCACCTAATGTAAAGGAAGGTGATATTATATTTTTCCCATCATCATTTTTGCATGAAGCACGACCTAATGAATCTGATGAGACCAGAACTATTGTTTCTTTCAACATGTTTGATACCCAACTACTGTTCGCTAAAAAGCACGAATTGTTTGGTGATTATGCAGATCAATTAGTCAAAAAGATTGCGGATCGAGTGTATGATCACACCCCAAAATACGATAAATAAAGAAAAACTCAGAATTAAATGAGCACCATTGACGGCATTATTAATGAACCAACCGTAAATTTCGTCGGTAAAGATGGATTTTTCTGGTGGGTTGGTGAGGTAGAAAGTAATAAAGACCCTATGCAATTAGGACGAGTTAAAGTCCGAGTTCTGGGGTATTACACTAATGTAAGAGGAGAAACTACCTCTAATCTGCCTACGGATGATCTTCCTTGGGCGACTGTGTTACAACACACATGTCAACCAGGTAATGATAATCAAGGTGAAAGTTCTGGACAATTGCAAGCAGGTGCTATTGTCATGGGATTCTTCATGGATGGTGAGAATGCTCAGATGCCAATTGTTATCGGTGTTTTGCGTGTTCAGAAATCTTCTGAGACAAGAGATGAAAAGACCTTTGCTTTTACTGGTAAGGCAATTGAACCTGGTGTTGCACCTAATCCTGCAACTACACACCCAATGAATCCTAATGCCACTATGGCAACTACAAAGGAAGCGGGATTCAGAAGACCATCAGATAATAATACGGTTGCATTACCAAACAATCCTAAAGCAGACGTTGGTGGTAAAGCATCACCTGTTAATGTATCTCAAAAAGTTGCTGGTAGTTCAGGCAATCCTGGCAAACCTAGACAACCAGAAAAACCTATTCCTGCTGCTAATGGTGTTGGCGGACCTTGGAAGACACTAGAGTATAAGTTATCGTATCTACTGGAAGATCTTGCTGATACTGCTGGAAATCTGATCAAAGCAGAAGATGGTGACTACTTAGACATTGTTTCAGGTAAACTTCACACTGCAAAAGCATTAACTGCAAAACTACAAAACTTTTTGAGTGCAGTATTTACTCAGGTTATTTCTGCTGTTAGGGCACAAATCAGTGCTCTCGCTGAAGAATTGGATCTATTGGGACTACTTGCTCAAGCAACTGGTGCGCCACTATTCATTTTTACTATCATTCAGGGAGCAGTAGCAACTCTTCTTAAGGCACTCTGCATGGAAGACTCCAAGTTGTTCCAATATGTCACCGCACCTACAGAAACAATCTTGAGTCTTCTTGATGGTGTTTTAGATAGTTTAATTGATAAGGCAACTTTCGTCCTGCAGGGTGTTCAATCTGCTATCGATAGCATTGTATGTCAAGTACAAGGTATGCTTGACAGTCTTCTTAATGTTGTTGATCAGGTATCAAAAGCTGTTGAAGCAGTTGAAGGTGCACAAGAAATTATTGACGCATGGAAAGCAGGTAGTGGTATCTTTGAAGACGGAACTGATCTTCTTAAGAAAGGTATTACCAGTATCACTGGATTGATTGCAATGTTTATCAAGTTCGCTACTGGTGGTTGTAATAGAACACCTGATGGTGGTAAAGATACTGTGGGTTGGTATCCTTTATTTGGTATCACACACTGTACTCCCGAAGAACTTGAAAAGATTAATAGTATCCGAGGAAAGAATAGGGGTGATTGTGGTGGTGATGGACCAGGTAGTATCTTAGATAGCGTTTTCAGAGAAACTGATCCATATTTAACTGCTGCCAAAACATTCATTGATGGTTCGTATGAGTTATTGATTGGAACACCTGGTAGAACTGCAAGTGTAAAGAAAGAAAGTAGTGGTACAACGCGACATTCCTACAATCTTAATCAGAATCAATTTGCAGAATATGTTGCTAGGAAAAAGATTGCTGAAGATTATCCTGATGCAACTCCAGAAGAGATTGAAGAGAAGGTTGCATCATATACTAAATCACAAAACAAAGGATCTAAAGGTAAGGGTGATGATGGTAATCTGATTGCCGACCATACATCATATGCAGGTAACTATACAGAAGAAACACATGGTGATAACTGTGCAACCATTGATGGTGATTATGCACGAAGTATTGAAGGTGATTACTTCCTAAAAGTTACTGGTGATTGTCACATTGAAGTTGGTGGTGGATTCTTCTTAGGTGCAGAAGGCGCACCCAAGTTAGTTGATAATAAAGGTGAAAAGGTATCAGGTTCAAAAATTCAAAAACACACTATTAGATTTGGTTCTGATCTCGATGTTACTACTGCTGGTTCAAAGTTAGAAATTCAAGGTTCTGAACTTAGCGTAGGATCTGTTTCTACTAAGTTTACTAGTAATGTCTTTGAATCAAGTGGTGGTTCTATATCAATGTCTGCAGGTGAAACCATTATTAGTGGTGATAACTCTATTGAAATTGTTACACCTCACCTAATTGAGATGATTAACTTCCCGCCATCAAAACTCTCTCTTGGTGTGTCAGGTATTCGTAGATTTGTTGGTGGTTCTGTAGAAACTGTTATGAAACCTGCTAGTATTGGTGCTGATACAATTCCTCGTTATACGATTGCTAATCCTGCTGGTCCTTACTCTGGAACATTTGGTGCTACAGGATACAACTGTAACGTCACTACGGGTGCATACAACGTCAATGTTGCTGCTGGTCTGATCTTCATGACTTCATCTGCTGCTGCAACGATCAAGGCGGGTGGAGCACTACTGCTCTCTGCAGAACTCACATGCAAAATTACTGCTGCATCTATCTTCTTGAACTGACTTGACAGGGGTATGGCATCCTGCTATACTATATGGGTAATCAAAAAACGATCCTATGCCCGAAACGATGTTAGAACAGGTTTGGATTAATTTTTCCAAGCGTTCTATAAAACTTCTAGATAATGAGGGCAATGACAAGACTGTAACTTGGAAGTGGGATGAAGAAGGATCAGAGGGATTCTCTGAAACTGTTTCTCAGATTCAAGAAATCGTTGATCCCGAAATTGTAACCTACTGTTTTTCACAAGCATGATTGGACCTATTGGAATTACTCTGCGAGAGGCAGAAGATCATTTTGACTTCCTCGTCGATCTTACTGACAGATCACATGTATGCTGGAAGATTACTCGTCCAGATGGTAAATCTGTAATGATGGTTCCTGTTAACGAAATTCCTCCTGTTCCTGAAGAAATTCAAGATGAGGTTGAAGATTTTCGTAGGAAATTTTTAGAAAATGTAGGTGCTTCTGATGAGACCTGAAACACGCGAAGCAATGGAACAGTTGTGGTCAGCAAAGTGGAACTTGCCTAAAGCAGCAAAACATGCTAATCTGACTACGAAGGAAATGAAAATTACTTTTAATGAGTATTGTCATTTTCATCCTCCGACTTGGGACATTAACGGGAGTGTGGCGGAATCGGTAGACGCACCAGACTTAAAATCTGTTGAGAATTAATCTCGTGGGGGTTCAAGTCCCCCCACTCCTATATTATGGACAAAGAAAAACTAGTCGAAATGCTCATTCAAAACGAAGATGATTATTGGTGTCTTCCTCAATACGGATTGATTGCTGATTGGTATCTTCGTTATTGGTATCTACACATTGCAGTTATGCAACTTTTGGAATTACAGGAAGAATATCAAGGACCCTGGCCCTTGAGAGACGAAGGATACAAAACTGATCGTCGTGGTGTCTTACCTGCAAAACAATGGTGGAAATAAATGACCAATTTTATTTTTCCTAATACATTCTATTGGCAATTCAGAGCACCAAACGCACAAGAATTTATTGACAAAATCAGTGCTACTGCCATAGAAGAAAACATTGATAACTCTCAGTTTTCATGGGGAAAGGAATGTGTCATTGATCGTATTCCTCTAAAATGGGAGGATTGGTTACCCCTCGTCGAACCTAGTATTAAACTCCTAGGAAAACAACTCGGCAAACAATTTCAATTCTGGATGTATGATCCTTGGATTAATTACTACAAACGAGGGGCGTATCAAGAAGTGCATGATCACATTGAACAAGATCTAGCATGCGTATTCTTTGCAAACTACGGTGAAGGGTTTTCAGACTTTACTTTTATGGATAGATACAATGCAACCCTATCATCTCAAGCAAAGAAACTAATTGATTACCATAATGTATGGGGTATCAGATATGCACCTGGAGATATAATCTTCTTCCCAGGAACATGCCTGCACCAAGTAACTCAACACAAGAGTGATACAGTTAGACAAACATTCGCTTGCAATTTTAAACTCGATGTTTACACTGAATGAATATGAATTTGGTGGTCGTAAAGTAACGCCCACCAATCTTCTTCTACTCATATCTGATATGGAAGGCACATATCAAAATCTCAAATACATGGGATTCAAAGAAGATATGGAGACCATTGACAAAATGAAGAAGACGTACTATAGTATGTACTTCAAGAAGAAAAAGGAAGAACGCCACTCTAGCTCAGATGGATAGAGCAACGGTTTTGTAAACCGTAGGTCATCGGTTCAAGTCCGATGTGTGGCTCTCGGGGAATTAGCTCAGTTGGTAGAGCGCCTGCTTTGCAAGCAGGATGTCAGCGGTTCGAGTCCGCTATTCTCCATGGGGGAGTATTAAAGACTCTGTATAGAAAGAGCGCCCCCTTCAATCCTCTTTAGCTCAGCGGTAGAGCGATTGACTGTTAATCAATTGGTCCCTGGTTCGATCCCAGGAAGGGGAGTGTCTTTTACAACCAACCTACTATACAATATTCCTAGTAAGTTTCCAGACTTGCTTATAAGCAACATGGTAACTTATGTTGAATCATTGCATTACCAAACTGCTTCTATTGCCAATGAAGTAGAAGATCTAGATGTCAGATCTACTAGTGTATCTTGGATACCTTGGGATGAATGGATTCCTGGTATCATTCACAATATGATGACTTGTGCCAACAAAACACATTTCAACTATGATCTGAATTATTTTCAATCTAAAATTCAATCTACCATTTACTATGGTGAGAAACAAGATCATTACAGTTGGCATGTAGATAATGATGACGCAAGTATCTGTGGAGATATGGAAAGGAAACTCTCTTGTTCTTTGTTATTGAGTGGTCCTGATGAGTATGATGGTGGTGAATTTGAAATTGATTATCAACCCAACTTGAATAAAAGCATCAAACCCAATAAGGGTGACTGTATTGTTTTTCCTGCTTGGGTTCCACATAGAGTCAAACCAGTAACTAAAGGAAGACGTATATCTTTGGTTGCATGGATGATGGGTCCGATGTTTAAATAGTAGCAATACGGGAGAAAACATGGGTATTTACGACACCATTCACTCATCATTTGATCTTGGTCCTGGTTTTTGGAACAGAGAACTAAGGACTAAAGATCTTGATGGATTCATGTCATATAACTGGATTGATCCGAAGGGTCATTTATGGTCAGTGGATCACAGCGGAACTTATTCCTTTGAAGAAAGTGGAAAGTTCAGGGTCGTAAAGAGTATAAATCATGGTAGAGTTACGCCATATCTCTTAACAAAACAATTAGAACTTTATCCTGCACATTGGACAGTGCATTATGCACCTACTCCAAGTGCCATGGTAACCTTTGTTGAAGGTATTGTTGAAAACGTATTATTTGCATCTTGTAATTAATGGCATTCTTAGTACATCCGATTCCGCCCAATCCAGTATTCGTCAAGAAAGAATATCTCTATGATCTAGAAAAAGGTCATGGAGAGTTAACACCTGGCATTTGGGTTTCTGTTAAAAGCGTTCAGACCAAAGCATTATATTTTGAGACACTTCTCACTGAATATGGTGCATTGTTTGACAAACTACCCTTAAGTGCATTTGTTTGGAAAAAGGACTTTAATCCAGAAGATCAACTTCCTCTGGATGTCCTTGAACTTTGGGATTCTTTCGACTATAATATTACTGTAGTTCGCAAACCTCTTCTGGGACGTTGTGAGTTCTTTGGCAAAGACAAAAAAATGCACCCAGGAGAATATGAATTTACAATTGACTCTGCTCATCCAGATCATTCTATTATCGACACTAATTTTTCTGAGTTGGATCCCGAGCACAAATCGTTCAACATCATCGCCCTTGATAATGGACAATTTGCTGCTCAACCAAACAATAGAATAATCTGGCATGACAACTCCTTAATCCCAGGAGATCTCAAAAAACCTGACTTCAAAGTATGCACACAGAATTATGCTGTGGAGACTGAATCCAAATGGTGGACAGTCGGACATACTGATGAATGGCAGTACAAAACCTTAGAGGAGAAAGACCATGAGCAAAAAGACATTCAAGAATAAAAAGGGTGAAGAGTGGAGTTACGAACTCTCAAAAGAAGCACAGGAAGCAATTGCTAGACTGCATGAAGACATTCGCAAATTAGAATCTGAGGCATCTGATTATGGCGTTGGAAAATGAACATCCTGTGCCTGAACATCTGATCAGCGAATGGGAATCTTATCTTGCCGTGTGTGAATCTTTTGATATAGAACCCTCTTTAAGGAGATTCCTCCGATATAATGAACTCTTCCCCTTAGAAAATGATTAATCCTGCTCTCAGGGGATATAGTTTCAATGAACCATTTCCCCTACTGCTACTTGAAAATGTTTTTTCCGACGAACAACTAGAAGTAATTTGGAAAGAGATTGAGTATTACTGTTCTAATGATCTCCTGTTGACTCCTGAGGATACGGGTGGTGCATATAAGAATGGACAATACATCAAACAAAACTCTGGATTGTTTCTACACGAGGTATGGACCTCGGCAAGATATTCTGCATGCAACAAATACATTTCTCCTATATTGCAAGCATTTCCTAATGCTGACTGGGTGAAAGAGAACAAATACTTTGAGGAATTCCAATACAATAAAGTTAGTGTATTGCTTTCTCATTATAAAAATGGTGACAACTATCAACCCCATAGAGATCTTTCTTTAGGGACATGTTGCCTCTGGTTATACAAAGAACCAAAAAAATTCACGGGCGGAAACTTTAAGTTCACTCAATACAATTTAGAAGTGGAGGGTAAGAATAACTCAATGGTTATATTCCCTGGACTTATGAAGCATGAAGTGGATACTGTTATCATGGACAGCGATGATCCCATGGACGGTAGATTCTGTCTCACGTTCTTTTTGTCTTGGATAGGCAATGAGAAATGATATAAATAGACCTGTAGCAAATAGTGTGATTATCTGTGGGAACTCGTAAAATTTCTCAGTTAGAGACAATCTCAGATGCTAACCTCTCGGGCGAAGCAATTCTCCCAGTTGTTGTCTCTGATCCTTTGATTCCTAACCGAAAAGCAAAAGTTAATCAGTTGTTCAAAGGGGTCACAGCAGGCACCAAAGCATCACCTGGATTATGTTTCGACTTGGATCGAGACACTGGACTGTATCAAAACGCATACGATCAAATTGGTATTGCGTTTGGTGACGGCGGTGTTTACATGACTAGAATTGATAATGGTAATAGTAGCACTTCGCTATTCATTACTGCTACTGATGATGTTGCTAACAATGCTGATATTGTATTTGCTCCAAAGGGTACAGGTGCTGTAAAAGTTACAGGTAACTTTGTTATCTCCGACCAAACTTTTATTCTTGAAGATGCTCAGGGACCTAAAGCGAGATTTGAAGTTAGTAATATTGGTACTGGTACTAATACTCGTATCTTCACCCTTCCCGCTATTACATCTGGTAACGGAACTACCGTTGTTGGTGATAACACTACTCAGACATTAACTAATAAAACTCTTCTTATTGATGAGGATAATTTTGTTATTGTTGATGGAACTGAAGAAGCAATCTTCCAGATTAACTGGACAGATACTGTTGGTGCAAGACGTTCTTACTTCTTACCTGATGCAGGTACAGTAACTACAACTAACGAACCTACTGCTACATCATCCACACTCCTTGACACGAAGGCAGAACAAACCGCGTTGAATAAGACGCTGGTTGATTTGAAACTTGCTACTGATGCTGAAGATGCTACAAACTGGGCACAGTTTAACACTGATGCAATCACAGCAAACAGAACAATCACTATGCCTGACACCAACATTACGTTGGTTGGTACAGATGCTACACAAATTTTATCTAACAAAACTATTCTCAGTTTGATTCTTGCGGATTCAACTGACAATACTAAGAAGGTTACGTTTGATATTTCTAATCAAAATACACTTTCTAACCAAGTATTCAAATTCCCTCCGACTAATTTACTAAATACTGGTAACTCACCTAACGTTATTGTTAGTGAGGAAGCGACTCAGGATCTGAAGAATAAGTCTCTTTATGTTCCTACAATCAAACAACTCGGTAATAACACGGGTAGCGTCCAATTTAGTCTTGATAATATTTCGGGAAATAGAACAATCCGATTCCCAAATGCTAACGCGACACTTCTTTCTACCGATAACGTGACTTTAGATGATGTTAACTTCGGTGGTGGTATTGGCGCAAACAACCTATCAGGGCAAACTAGACTACAACAATTCTTTTACGCAGGATTCTAATTAACAATGGCAGACCAAGGACTTTTAGGACAAGCAAAACCAGCGGGAACAACTAATACAGTCCTGTATAGTGCTCCTGTGGATCAATCTGCTTCGGCAGTATTAACCGTCGCTAATGATGGTACTGGTGCAGCATACGATGTTGCGATCAAAGATTTTGATCAGAAACTTACTTTAGATGCATCCACATATAAACTTCACGAAGGTGATATTATCAGTGGTTACAGATTTGGGGTAGGCACTCCAATTAGTAGTGGTGCAGGTTTCCAACCAGGACAACAATTCACTAGCACTGATGGTGAAAAGAAATTTAAATTTGAATCATTTTATATCCCAGAGACTACATCTGTCTTCGTAAAAGATGTTGCTATCAGACAGATTACTATCGAATCTGTTTCTGGCACTCCTGCAGTTGGTAACACTTTAACTAAAGGTTCTGGTGGTAACACAACAACTGCTACTGTATATGCATTTAAGAATAATATTCTTTATGTGGGTCCTTCTACAATAAACGGATCTGGATCTGAATTTGCAGATGGTGATAGTATTACCTCTGGCACTGCAACTGGAACAGTTTCTTCTGGTGGTGTTGGATCTGCTACTAATGAGTTTGTATTCTCAGTTACAACAGCAGGTGGAACATACGATTTAGCACTTGATGGTGGTGTTACACTTTTCTCTGATAGAGTATATCGTTTTGATACCTCTGATTCTTCTATGAGTGGTAGAGATTTTAGTCTTTCTACTACTGTTAATGGTGAATGGGGTCCTGACAATACTGCTGGTAACTCTGACGATGGTACAGAATTTACCACTGGTAAAACTACCAATGGCACAGCAGGTTCTGGTGGTGCATACATCCAGTTTGACTTTGGTGCAAACGATAACACTCCTACCACCTTGTATTTCTATGATGGTGGCACTGGTACTGCTGGTAATGCAAACTATGGTGGAAGTGATCGTTATATTCAAACCACTGAGACTGTTAACTATAGTGAAATCTATGTCTATGACATTGAAGGCACTTGGACAAACAGCAGCGATGGTTTCCTGAATGCTGGTATCACTTATACCGTAACTTCACAAACTGCTGGTCCTTTCGGTGTTGTTCGTTCTTATTCTGGAACGACACTTTATGTGATTAAAGGTATTGGATCCGCTGACTTTGCTGGAAGTGATACTTTCCGTGATGTTCCCGCAGATAATGAACAATCTAGAACATTGGCAACAGTCAGTAGTGTCACCGTTGCATCTACTGCACTTGAAGATCAGAATTATCTGACAAAAGATAAGACAAATGGCAACAACAATGTTGACAGGATTACATCTCTCGTCGTTGGACCTGGCGAAAGATTAGTTGTTGAAAGTGCAACTCAAAATAACATTTTTAGTCTGGTTGGATTCCAAGATGCTTCAACAGCATTGCCAACTAGAGTTTTCGGTTCCTAATAAATAATCAAAAAAGCAGCGTAAGCAATGTCCCTTACTAGACTTAAGAATATTATTACGTCCAGAACTGGACGTATCATCTATGTTAATCCAGACGACTTTGATGCCTCTGATGCTATTGACAACAGGGGTAACTCTGCATTGCGTCCGTTTAAGTCTATTCAAAGAGCGTTTCTTGAAGTAGCAAGATTCTCGTATCGAGTTGGTCTGAGTAATGACGAATTCGACGCATTCTCTATCATGCTGTATCCAGCAGAGTATGTTGTTGATAACAGACCTGGCGATGTTCTTTATACAAACGTTGCTCCCCTTGATGAGAACTCAAACCTCGATTTGACTTCTCCTAATAATGTTTTGTACAAGTACAATTCAATCGAAGGAGGAATCATTGTTCCCAGAGGTTGTTCATTGGTTGGCACCGATCTTCGCCGTACAAAGATTATTCCTAAGTACGTTCCATATCCTACGGTGCTTGCATCTAAGGGTATCAATAACGAATCTCAAGTACCTCCCCGCACCGCAATCTTCAAAGTTACTGGTGGAACATACTTCTGGCAGTTCTCCTTCTTCGATGGTGCTGAGGAAGGTGTATATTACAAACCAGACAGCACAGATACCTTATCACCTAAATTTTCACACCATAGATTAACTTGTTTCGAGTTTGCTGATGGTGTTAATAGTCTTTCAACTTTAATCTCTGGTGGTACAGTTCCTAATGCAGATTACTCTGCTGTACCTAATATCCTAGAAAGAACTGATCTAGAGATTTACTACCAAAAAGTATCTAAAGCATTCGCTACAATTCCTGATACATCTGGTGATCCTGCAACTGACCAAATTCAGTTAAGGGTTGAAGAAAACAGAATCGTTGGTCCTATTTCCGATGAATACAGAGTCCTTCAGATCACAAGAAATGGTCAGACAGCAACGGCAGTCACTGTTGATGAGTTTGATAACCCCAGAGACCACGGATTTTCCGTTGGTGTTAACATCAACGTTAGTGGTGTTACTGGATCAACTGGACCGCAATCCGAACTTGATGCAGGAATTTACAACGGGTCTTTTACAGTCACATCCGCATCTGGTAACGTCTTTACTTACCAAATGCAAGGAGAACCAACAGGAAACGCTGTAGGTTCAAACATTACAGTTAAAACTGAGATTGATACAGTTGACTCTGCATCACCATATGCGTTTAACCTATCACTGAGATCAGTGTGGGGTATGAACGGTATGCATGCTGATGGTAGCAAAGCAACTGGTTTCAAATCGATGGTTGTTGCACAGTTCACTGGTCTATCTCTGCAAAAAGATGATAGAGCGTTCGTAAGATATAACGCTTCTACTGGTAACTATGATGTTGCAACTGCTGGCGATGGTGCTCACTTAGATGGTTTCGCTGAGTATCGTAAAGGATGGGGACATGAGCACATTAAGTGTTCTAATGATTCCTTCATTCAGGCGGTTTCGG